ATTTCAACATAAACCATTAGGCTAAAACATGTCATTTGCCGGCCATACTCGTTCATCTTCATGCCCCGGTTGCCACCGGCGCTTGCTCCAGGCCCGCAGCGCGTCCCAACTCATACCCGCAGCGCGCCGGCATTGAGGGCAACGTGTCCGCTCACTGGCTGCGCCACAGCCACGCCAGCCACGCCTTAGAACGCGGTGCATCCGTCGCCCTGGTGCGTGACACATTGGGCCATAGCTCGCTCGCAGTAACCAGCCGCTACACCCACGCCAAGCCCAACGATTCCAGCGCCTTGCACCTGGCCGTATTATACGGCCAGGAAGGCCCAGGAAGGCCCAGGAAGGGCGGACTGGGCGCTTGTAGTAGGTCACGCCATCAAAGGTTTTGCAAGGCGCTGGAGTCGTTTGAGGCGTTGGTGGGGCTTATGAGGCCGAACTGTTATTGCACTGTATAACAGTTCGGCTATCATTTAGCACTAGGTCACATCAACTAGAATGGAATATCAGCGGCTTCTACGGCTTCTACCTCAACCGGCGGGGCGGCATACTCAGCTATGGCCACCTCAATTGCTCTTTCAGCGGTGACGCCTAATTTAGCCAGCGCCTGATCCAGATCGTCTTCTTCCAACCAGCCCGTCACATGGGCCTGCATCAGAGAAGCCGCTTCTAGTTCGTTTTGGGTAATCATGTTCTCTCCTGGTTGGAATGGAATATCAGCGGCTTCTACCTCAACCGGCGCTGGGGCTGCGCGTTGGCCACCAAAGGTCGGCGCGGGTGGGGCTGACAAGATGATAGTCCCATTACCGTTGGGCAACTTGGAGGGCGTGAGCAGAACGGTTTGGTTTGTCCATTGTAGCTCATCATCGGTTCCAGCAAGATCGGCCATTGCCACGGCGTGGGACTTGTTCAGAATCAGCGGCTTGAGCTGGGGTTGATGGAAGTAGATTACGTACTTGCTTTCCTTGCCGTTCTTGTTGTCGAATTGTTCAATCCTGGCGCTGCTGATTTGAGCCACAACCGCCGCGCGGAGATGTTCGGCTTTAAGCCACTTGTCGTACATCTGAGTGATTTTAGACATTGTGTTGAACTCCTGTCTGTTCTGTTAGAGAACCTATGCCATTGGTGGCTTGGTTCGGTCGATTTTCAATTCACATGGCCATGTGATGCACGGTTGTGGGCATTGAACCCGCGTTGACGCCTACGTTACCGTGAAAAAGTTGCTGCTAGATAGAACTCCTGGAGATTAAACGTCACCTACCGTCACCCCTTGCGCGTAGTCCTTATTTTATCCAGTGTATTCGTAAGGTTGAACAGAGTGACGATAGCCCTTTTTTGACCGTCACCTACTGTCACCCAGGGTGACGATACCGTCACCCTCGTTTTCTGAGTGATTAGAGTGACGACACCTTCGCTTCAACCGTCACCCTATCGTCACCCTATCGTCACCTATCGTCACCCTATCGTCACCCTATCGTCACCCTCGTACACTGGAAACAAAAAACAGCTACAGGTGTAGGGTGACGATAGGTGACGGTAAAATAGAGTTTCCTATTCTAGGAGAAAAAAAACAAAACCTATAGGCGCTTGATTTCGTAGAACCGCTCGCCTTGAATGCGAACGAAACGCACGCTTACCCCTAAGCGCTCAAGTGCTGGTGCAATACGTTCAATCGTCGACTTCATCTTGTTTGGTGCAGATGGCCATCCGCGCCCCGCCTTTTCGTAGTCTTTCGCAGTTTCGTTCAACTGCTTAAATAGCTCTGTGGGCGTCACTCTCATATGACCAGGAACTAAAACCAGCCTGCGCAACACCTCCCCCACCGGTGAATTTTCGATAATGGTCTCGGCTGCTTCACCTCGATTGCTGGTGTAGGCGTCCAGGAACTTATGTTGACCATCGGTATAGGCAGACTCAGCAGCCACGGCAAGTTTGGCAAAGTCTGCCATGCGCGGCTTTTTGGTCAACACCGTGGTGTTGATGTTTGTCAACCCGGTGGATAGGGCAAAGAGGAAAGCGCCAAAAATCTTTGACCGGTCTTGGTCGAACTCCTGCCAAAACTCGTTTTCGTCGCGACGTTCCCCCTCGGGTATGGTGGGCGTGCCAATGACAATGGCCCGGTCCATCAAGTCTTGACGGGTGATAACATCCCCGATCCCGTTAATCACGATGGGGCGTTGAACGTTGATAACGTGTTCGTCCCCATCGGTGTAGTTGGCCTTTTTGGTGAATCCTCCCCCCGTGCTGATAATGCAAAGGGCGTCCGATACTTCGGAAGAGATGCCACTTACGTTGTCGAAGGCTAACAGCCAGCTATTGGATGCTGCAATAAACAGATCTCTTACATCGTTAGGTTGGGCGCGCAACTCTGCAGATGACGGGTCAATGATGCGCTTTAGCACTCGCAAGGCGGTTGACTTCCCGCTGCCCGCTCGACTCAGAAAGGCCAGCGCCGGATAAGGCCCGCGGGGGTGCATGGCTGCCACCAGCCAAGCCGCCACCAGTGGCCAATCGTCGGCGGTGATGTTCAGGTACTTATGCAGGATTTGAGGGTTTTTGTGATCGATGGGCAGTGGCAAGGGTAGCGCATGGGGCGCGCGTCTGAAGTGAATAGGTGGCACTTTGACAATTCGCCAGCCGGCTTCATTCACTTCGATAGCATCATGCTCAGGTGATCCTAAATCGAAATAGACCGCGCCGTCTTTGTGCCCAACGCGCACGAACACATCTTCGACAAGCCTTTTGGCTTCAAAACTGAGGAGCTTTTTGCAATCCTCTGCGGCCTGTGCGCTAACAGTTGTACCATGCTCGGCGTAGTAGGCGTAGGCCAACCAGTCGTTAAATTCGCCTGTACGCATCCGGTAGCACTCGCGGTGTCCATCCACCGCTACCGATGCGTAGACTTGACTATCTTGGCGCCCAGTGAAAAAGACGGCGCGCCCCATTGCAAGCTTGTATAGCAAGTCGGCCTGCTTGGGTTTGCCAGAATCAGTTTGTTGGGATCCGTCACTATCATCACCCTTCGCCGCTGGCTGGGCTGGGCTGGCCGGCCGCGCAATCCCGGCTGCATCGCCCATTTCGTTGACCACATCCCAAAACATGCGCTTGTTGGCGCGGTCAATCGTCTTCCCCCATCTGCAATATGCCCAGGCATCAAACTGGTCGCCACCGCACCCGTCACTGTGGCAGTACCAGCGCCAGTCATTGATGAGCAAGCCGCCATTGCCCACGAGTCGGATCTCCTCGCGTTCGTTCTGGCTGCCGTTGGTGTGGCGGTTGAATCGCTCAAAGACTTTGAGCGTGGGCCAGGCGGCGCGGACACGGCGAACAAATTCATCGGTAGACTCATCTTGCTTGTGTTGGCGTTTGCTTTTGTTCAACGGCTCGCCGGTGAGGAAAAACCAAAGCTTTTCGGCCTGTGCCGTGGTAATCGTGCGGATACCATAATGTTGATCCACTAAACGATAGTGACCGCCTGCAAGCCCAGACCGGTGGCGATCTTCTGTATGACTTGCACCATGCCTGTATCTATGCCCGCTGGCAGCATGGCAGCGTCATAAAGTGCCCACAGCAGCGCCCGGCGCTCATTGTCATCTCTGCATAATTGAAACCGCACGGTTGCCAGGTAAGCGCCCAGCAGCCCCGCCTGCAATAGATCATTGGCGTCTTTGCCGCCTGGCGAACTCACAGCATGGGCACCCGGCAATTGCAGCGCCACCTTAGCAGCGAGCTCTGGCCGATCTAGCCACGTTATCAACTGGCCATAGCTCGCTGCAATACCCTCTGCAAATTTGGTCGGTAGCGTAGCGCTTTCGCTGCCCAGGCTGAGCACATCTAGCCGGGTATCCTGGCAAGCTTGCCATATACTCAGCGCGTTGGCCTCACCCTCGCACAGAATAAGTGTCCGCTGCTGCTCTGCCACGCGCCCATCGTCCCCGGCTGGCATGAGCACAAACTCCGGTAAAGCCTGGCCGCCAAATAGCCGCTTCTCAAAATCAGACTCATAAAGCGCCGTCTGTTTGGCCGTGCGCTCTTTGCCCTCCGTATCTATGTAGGTGTGTGACTGTAGAAACCTATAGCGCAGCGCTACCAATTTTTTACCAGCGTTCGCGAACCAGGGGAAAACGATGGCAGGCTGTGCAGGGTATGATCGCCGCTTTGTTTTGCCGTCCCATGTACCCGGCAGGCCCACAGCAGGATCGTAGCCCAGGCCATAAGCGAGCCAGGTATGAGGCTGTAGCCCTCGTCTCTCCAAATAGGCATGAGCCGCAGCGCCGGCGTTATCGTCCCACAGCAGCGCCTGAGCCGCCTCAAGCTTGGCTCTGGCCCCTTGTTGCCAGTCATCTGGCTGCTTGGCTTGCGCTTTTGCCTTTGGCACCGCCTTGCGCGCCGTGGTCATGTCTACCACGGCGCCGCCTGTTATTTTTGCGCAAGCTTCCAGAAAAGTGCAGCCGTTAAACCATGCCTCATACTCTATCGCGTCGCCCCGTTTCTCATGGCAATGCCGGCAAAAGAACCAATTTTTATGGACGTGAAAGCGATCATCCCCGCCGCACTTTGGGCAAGGCCCGGCCCACTCCGACGCGCTCTCTTTGCGCAGCTCTACCCGACGCCCAGCCAGCTCGATCAAATCTAGGCCCTCAGCCTGGCGCTTGGCAGCCTCGATCAGCGCCTCTGTTTGTGCCCGGCGCTCTGCTATGAGCCTGTCTAATGCCTCGCTCGCCTGCCCTCTGGTGAGATCATCCAGTAAGCCGGCATAGCCCAACTCAGACAGCAGCGAGCGCTGTTTGTCGGTGGCCGGTTTGTTGGGGTTAGAATTAGAAATCGTTTTTACAGTATCCATTTGAGCACCCAAAATTGTTAGTCACTTACAGAATCGTAAGTGACTAACAATTTTCACTAATTTTGGCGTATTTGTTAGTCACATGGTAGTCACCTATTTTGGCAAAGTACTCCTATTTTCTTCTAGTCACTTGTTAGTCACATGGTAGTCACTAGTGACTAACAGTCGTAAAATTGTTAGTCACAACCACACACACACTATACTAGTGTGTGTGGTGACTAACAATGACTAATGACTAACAGATGACTCTGGATCGCTAACCGCTGGTTTTGGTTCATCGCTTGGTTCTGGTTCATACCAATACATCCTGGGATTGTGTGGGTTAGCATCTCTATCTGGGTGTTTCAGGCCGGTTTTAATGCACTTGCCCACATCATCCAAATTCATAGCTAACGGTAATAATTTAAAAATTTGTTTACTTCCGCCCAGCCCGATCCCCTCAGCCAGTGCGTTAGCCGTGTATTTTTTGCCTGGATTGTTCTTGAGAAGCTTTACAATGGAATCAACATAAACGCTTTGTTTGCCGTTGCCTCTGCCCACGTCATCGGTGGGATGATCCCACCAAACGCGCACAGACGTGCAGTCGTCCACATCAACCAGATCAAATGTCTGCTCTTTCCAACTTTCACCATCTTTGAGTTTTGCGCAGCATAAAATAGCTTTTGTGCCATTCTCGCTAACGCGTTTGATCTCAATCATGCAGTCCATCGCGCCTCTTAGCGCGCTGCTGCCCCGCTCGCCCGTCCCCGCCTTGTTGCTATGATGCACCAGCAGCACGGCACAGCCCAACTCCCTGGCGGCCAGCTTTGCCGCCGCCAGCACCTTACCCATATCCTGAGCCGAATTTTCATCAGCACCCACGGTAGCACTATGCAACGTGTCAACTATAAGCAGATCGAGCCCTGGCCCGCCAGCAGCCTGGCGCTCTTGCCACTGGCTAATAAACTGGCTGATCGTCGGCCCGCTGGAATCAAACAATTGAGGGACTATATCAGAGAATGAAAAATTAGGGAGCCCATCACCAACGCCGTAATGGGTCGCCGCCGCCAGAAAACGATCTTTTAATCCGCTCACGCCCTCCCCGGCTGCATAGACGACGGTTAATGGTCGGAGTACATCAAAACGCAGCGCCCAGCGCCAGCCCAGGCAGGCCGCAAATATCAGATCGATCACGACAAATGTTTTGCCGCTGCCAGGAGCCCCGAAGATCATGCCGATGTCGCCAGCGCCAATCACGCGGTCGATCAGCCAAATTTTGTTTGGCTGCTTGAGCAGTTCAGACAAATTGATCAAATTGAATGCCGGTTGTCCAGGTGGATCGCCCACCTTTGCAGCGCTGAGCCGCTGATTCGCCTCTAGTTGCTCACGAGTGCGCAGCGAGCCAGCTACCAAGTTTTCAACTTTGGCTAAAATTGATGGGTCTGTGATATACTGTGGGTGAGCGCCGTTGCTAGTGCTCAATCCCATGCCCGCCGCCACTGGTTGCCCGCCGGTGGCGTTTTCTTTTTCATCCATCGTGAAGCGCCTCCGCTTTTTGCCCACGTTCGCCGGTGGCTAGTTCATTGCCCTCGCCACTGGGCGCCTTATCGATCCACCAGCGCAAACCGGCGCTCATGTTTCCAGGCTGCCCGGCGAGCCTGGCGAGCCTGGCGAGCTTGCGCCGCTGTTCGCTTGTGGTGCGCAGGCCGATAAATTCGTTTTTGACTCGTGCCATTGTTTGCCCCTTTCGCTTTGCCTCAACTGCTCATTTTTGATTATGCCTATGTTAAACCATGTTGAGGCTCATAAAAGCTCAAGTTTTCGGTGACGCTTGACATTTTTATAGTAGCGTTTGAAGCTTGCCAGGCTGCAAGCGTATATCTTATCAGCGTACGACAAAACAAATCTCTCTTGGGTAAAGCTTCTACCTCGCTTGTATCTCAGTTCCTCAAAGTGCTCTACCAGTCTTATCTGTATTTCCATAGGCGGCGCTTGTGGCCCTCGCTTGCTGCCCTGACCATCTGTGAGTAAGCTGAGCAGAGCCGCCCGGCTTAGCTTGCCGCTGGCCAGCGCTCGCTGTATATCGCTCAGTGTTACAGCATCGTCAACTTCTACAAGCTCAATTCTGGCGGGTGGCTCGGCCAGCGCCTCATGTCCAGCCCATATCATGGCGCTTGTCATCCGTGAGAAATCAAGCGAGGCATTATAAGCGCTGAGCATCTGCGCCATGTTGCGCCCCAGCGCCTCAGCTTCTCTAGCTTGCTCAAGCAAAACAGTATGAGCGCTGAACATCTGCGCTATGTTGCGCCCCAGCGCCTCAAGTTCTTTGAAATGTTCAGTGAACACAGTCATTTTTAATGCGTTGGTGAGAGAGGGAAAATCATAAGTCCAGTCGATCTTGTTCCCTATATCTGCAAACCCAGCCAGCGCCTTGAGTATTTTTTCAGATGGTGCCACCAGATCGGCGAGCATGGTGCCCACCGCCGTATCATTTTTCTCAGTCATCGCCAACCCCAACTTCACCAGTGGAATAAAAAAAGCGCTCGCTTGTGGCCATCTCCCTGGCCGCCTGCGAGCGCTCTCAGCGTGTAGCAATATAGGCTGTATCAGCCATTATTTCGCATCTTGTCAACAAAACATACAAATTGCGGTGCGTTTGACAAGATGCAACGCCAATGGTAGCATACAATCCCAATACATAATACATACACTGCTAAGAGCGCTTTCCGAAGGCTGCCACACCAAAGGGAAAGCGCTCTTTGCTTTTAGGCGATTATATCATACTCACAAAATTTTGTTAAACTCTGAACAAATGTTCAGCGCCAACCGTTGGCGCTGCCCCGATCTTCCGGCTGATCTTCCCATACATCATACTGGCCGCCGCTGATCCACTGGCCCGGCTGCTGTTTGTCGGTGAGCATGGGTGGCTGCTCAGCCCAGGCCGGTGGCCCTTGCCACCAGGCAGGCAAGGGCCACCGGCGCGCTGTAGGTAGCGCATAGCGATCTGCTTCTCGCCACCTGTCCATAAGCCGCATTGCAAACGGTATGCCGATGACCGCAGCGAGCAGCCCGGCGATCACGATTCCACCCATACCGCAAGAGGCCACTAGCCCGCTTATCAGCGCGTCTGTGTTGCGACTATCCCAAGTTTGGCTTACGTTGTAGGCTGCCACGCCCAGACCGCCCAGCAGCGCCACAAATGGCGCGAGCGCCACCACGGCAACAAGCATCTTCCAATTCATAACATCCCCCTAACCGGCTCTTTAGGCCCGTCCATAATAAGCCCTGTGCGCAAGTCTACGGTGAGCCCTACCCACTCAGCCAGCGCAACCCAGGCCAAAGGGATAGGAGAAGGCTGATCGCCCCGCTCAAGCTGCTCATTCTGTTGAGCAACCAACGCGTCAAAGCTCGCTACAAGGCGCCCTCTGCTCATCTCAGGTCCAAGGCGATCGAAGTAACTCACAATGTTCTGTGTTGTAACGGTGGTCATAGTCTGTTATCCTTTGCTTTGCCTATTGCATTTTTGCGATATGCTCAGCAGAGCGCCGCGTTACCTCTCACAGTTCGCCGGCGCTCTGTCTTAGCCCCTCACGTCTGAAATTTCAGGTTTTATCAGTCTTTCCCGCTGGCGAGCCCACATCTTGCCAGCGCAACAGCCCAGCCTCCTGCAATGCCTCAAGTGCCTGGCGCCCTTCAGCCGTTGTCAAGTCTATCTGCGTTGCGTTCTCTGCCAGCTCAGCCGCTCTCGACTCGCTGATTGTCGCTTTGATCCAAGCGAAGGTTGGCCCGTCCTTGAAGCCGTAGACGCGCCTGCACAGGGCGTTAAGGCTTTCGCCCTGCCGGGCAAGCGTTCGGATCTCCGCTGCCTCTGCCTCTGTCGGTGGCCGCTTGGGAATCGGAAAGTTTACAACCGCTGCAACTGGCTCAACCGGTTGTAGCTCGGCCCCCGCCACGGCGCCCGCCGACGCGAGCGCGCCGGGGGCGTAAGCTAGTTGCAACCGGCTGTGACTGGTTGTAAGCGGTTGCCGGCTGGACCATGGCGCGCTCAGGCCCTCATCCTGAGGTAATTGCAGAATTTCTCGATCATCTGCCCAGCCGGTGGCGATGCGCTTGCCCTCGCCATCAACCAGAAGCAAGGCGTCACCTTTGGCACCGCTCAGCGCCTCAAGCCCTGCCTCTGCCTGGCCCGCCGCACGCGCCCCAGCCGCTGCGCTCGCTGCCTTGTACAAAACTTTGGCCGTCGCGTTGTTTTCCACACCGGCGCCGCCCGTGCCGCGCTTACTGCCAGCCTCTTGGGTGCCGGCGAGCAGATGCACACCCAGCCCGGCGCCCATGCTGGCAATCTCAGCCAGTGGCGCCGCGATGCCAGATTCAACGCTGAGCAAATTGAGCAGATCATCGACGACAACAACAATAGTAAACCCACTCTTGGCGCCACTGCTCACCAGGCCAGCCGTCCAACGCAGCGCTTGCAAGCCTTCGCCGGCGCCGCTCACCAGGCCCATGCAGCCCGCGGCGCCGGCGAAGGCCGCCCAATCTTGGCGCTTTTGACTGAGGATCACATACTTGAGTCGTGAGCCGTTGCGCGTTGCCAAGCTGTATAGGGTGGCTTTCATGCTTTGCGTTTTGCCGCGTCTGCTTGGCCCTACCCAGAAGATCGCCCCGTGTTGTCGCAAGTCCACGCCAGCAGGCCGCCTGAGCGCGTCAAGCCCTACGCACACGGTAAGCCCTCTGCTATGTTTCAAAAGTTCTTGGGCGCTTGGCGTGCGCTGTATCGGGCTCGGTAGCTCTATGGCAATGTAGCCCGGCTGCTCAGCCACCCGCACGGCGCCGCATTGCAGCGCCTGAGCCAGCGCAGGCCCCAAGCCCAGCAAGCGCCGTAGCGCCGCCGGTGATGGCTGTAGCAGCCGCACCTGATAGGTAAGCGTCAACGGCCCCTGCACCACACCCAGCAGCCCGCAGCGCAGGCCCTCAGCGATGATCAAGCGTCCGATTCGCTGCTCACACCATGCGATATATTGCCTAAGATTGGACACAGCGCCCTTCCATTATGTGTGGTAGGTGAAGGGCAAAAGAAAACCCTTCACAAGACGGTTGGTATTCACCGCTGTGAAGGGCAATGGGCTATACTGGCGTACAGCCGTGCCCCGCTGCTTACTCAGCGGTGTATGGTGAGCAGTAGGTCAGGGATTAGGCCCCCTGACCCACTGCGTTACAGCCTAATTAAACCTCTGTAGAAGACTCAACTTCTATCACTCGAATTGTTCGCCGATTCACGGTGCGATCCACTGTGAAGATTATCCAATGTCGTGCTTCTAACCACTCCCAAACTTCTATACCATCTTTCCTAGTGTGCAAGAGCTTGGCGTCGTCTGGTATCCCGGCAAATAGCCGGGCAATTGCAGAATTCAGTTCTTTCGGCGCATCAATCCGATTTACATAAGCTATAACTGTTGGGTGCTTGCGCACATCCCAGCGCATTAGGCAAGATCCTTTGTTGGGTCGGCGATCATCTCGTCATGGCGTTCTAGCGCCAGCCGTATGCGCCGTTCGGTCTGAAGCTGTTTTTGTAGGTCTGCCATCCGCACTGCAATCTCATCCCACTGTTTGACCGAGACGATTACAGCAGCGGCTTTGGCCTTTTGGGTCAACCAAACCGGCCCGTTGACGATCATGCGCATGAGGGAATTATGATCTCTGGAAAGCCTGCTGATTGGTTCAACCTGTGGCGTAGGTTGCATAATGTGTCCTTTCACTTGTACACAAATGTTAGTGTAGCATATTGTGCGATTATAATGCAATATGTTACAATCTGTCAAGCCCGAATTTGATTGTCAAACTTGTCCACACCGGCTTTACTGCCATAACACCATAGGCAGGGTTTACAACATGGCTGTCAACCCATCTGTACAGACCTTTACACCTCATGAGGCCGCCCAGATGATTGGGACCGGCGCTCACAACGTGCGCCGGTGGTGCGAGTGGCACGCGGATCACCTTAGTGAAGGGGCTAACCCTGGCCAAGACAAGCCCAGGCGCTTGACTGCGCGTGATGTAGAGGTGTTAAAGACTGTCAATGACTTACGTAAACAAGGTTTGCAGACTTTGACAATCAATGAACAACTGTCAACAATGACCTTTGCAATAGTTGACACAGAATCTTTACAACACCCCATAATGCCCTCACAGGCTGCGCAGGAAGGGCAGGGAGGCCCGCCAACGGCTTTACAGGTAGTGGAAGCCATCAACGCCATAGAGAGCCGTGTGGAGGCCCGCGTCAAGGCCCTGGAAGGCCGCCAGCGTGACAATGTGCTCATGTTTTTGTATGGCTTTCTGGCGTCGGCTGCCCTGTTTGGGCTGATCCTGTTGCTCATGATCCTCTTTCGATAGCGCTAGAATGTCTACCACGGTAAACAAAATTACCTATTACGCTAATCCTCAGCGCCCTTCTTTCTGGTTGATACTGGCCGCAATTTGAAGGCCCATAGCCGCTCGATTTCTTCCTCTGTCCACAGGTAGGCTGTTCCCACCCGTCGCGCCGGTCTCAGATGCGGGTGTCTGCTTAGATAGCTGCCCAATGTGGTTGCACTCTGGCGAAAGCGCTTGGCGACCGTGGCCGTATCTATTAGCTTGGCGTCATCCATCGTTACCCCCTGGTCAATCCTTGCTTCTGCATAAACGTTTATGCAGGTGCAGGAAGCATACACCCGTTCCCGCCTAACTGTCAAGCGATTAGTATTTGCGCGTCCAACCCAAGTGCAACCGGCCCATAGCGTCACGCTTGGCGCGTTCGCCTCGGCGATCATAGCCCGCTGTGGTGTTGCTATCGCTGTGGCCCATGATGCGCTGCACCGTGGCTATGTCCGCGCCGGCGTCAAGCAGATCACCGGCGAACGTTCGCCGCAAGTCGTGAGGACTGAAGCGCTTGACGCCGGCTGCTTTTGCCCGCTTCAGCAGGGCGTCATAGATGGCCGCGTCAGAAATGCCAGCCACCTGCACCTTGCCGCCTTTGTTGATGGCCAGGAAAAGCGGCCCCGGATCCGCCCCTCGGATGTGTAGCCAGTCGGCCAACGCGTCATCTACGCCCGGCGCAAGATGAACCGTGCGGGTTTTGTTGCCTTTGCCCCGCACCCTCAGCACCTGGTTAGCCTGATCATAATCGTCCAGGTGCAGCCCGGCGATCTCTGCCCGGCGCAACCCGCCGCGCACCCCCAAGCCTAAGATGGCTGCATCCCGCGGCCCTGCAGGGCTGGCATCCGCCTTGCAGATGGCAACGATGGCGGAGATCTCGCCTACACTCAGCGCCCGGCCCGCCGCCTGCACCGGCTTTTCCCCCCGGATGGGCTTTACGTCAATCGCCCGTTGGTACTCTTCCACGCTCATCAAGTCCAGACGCCAACACTCTTTGAGCGTGCCCCGCAGCGCCGCCATGACGCGCCGGCCCGTGGCCACACTACGATGCTCGACCAGCCAGGCGCGCACCGCGTTGACGTGTTGGCGCCGTAGCAACCACCAGGGCAACGTAAGAGGATCGCATTGGCCACGGGTGAGCACAGCAGCCACCACACGCAAAGCGCCCCACATGGTCCGCTGTGAGCTGCGCCCCAGGCCCGCCAGGTAGGTCAAGGCCGGCTGCTGGGCTGCGGGGAGCTGGGGTGTGGGCTCCAGTTGATTTTCTGGCAGAATATCAATTTGCATAAACTCATCACTAACCAACGGCCATTCGTTGACGTAGAACGCAAGTTCTGTTACCATGCAAAAGACTCCTTTCCAGGGGTCAAGACCGGCTAAAGTTTGAGAGACGAGGCCGGTTTTTTATTGTCTAAGATTACCATTGAAAATTAAGGTTTTCGCGGGTGATTTACATCTCTTCCCAATCATCCTGCACCCATTCCAGCCCCAAACTTTCGGCGATCTGGTTGGTGTCATCGGTGGGATTGCCATGCGCCCAGGTCGCGCCGGTCGTCGTCTCAACTTCTTCAATGGTCAATCGGCGCCACTTGGGATAACGCGCAGCGCCGGCGTTATCCCAAGTGAAGGTAACCAGGTCGAAGGTTTCAGCGCGCCCGCTGCGTTCCCTGTAGCTGTCGGGCGTGTAGTGCTCAATCCATGCGGTTGTGCTTGGGTTCAGCCCATAGACCAAGCGGATCTCCGTGGCCAGGTCTTCAGCCGCGTTCGTGATGCTCATGCCCTGATTCTCTGCAATCTCCGTCAACACCACCGCGTGACGGCCGTCTTGGGTGTAGATGCGCAAGCGGCAGCGGCTGATCCGGGTATGGGGTGGAATTACGTATTCATGAATAGTGTCAATCATGGCCGCCTCCCTCTACCAGGCTGCGCAGGGCATCCAGTTGCGCATCAGTCAACCGAAAGAGCCAGGCGTTGGCCATGGACCGGCGTACAAACTCACTGCGATCCATACCTAATTTCTCACACAGAGAAGTTAGGCAATCCAATTCCTCCGGCTGTAGGCTGATTGATACGGCCAGGCGCTTAACGCCGGCCCCCGTGCCAGGTGGACGGCCCATGCGTTTCCCCGGCCCTGGCTTTCTTGCTCCTCCTCGTGGCATAACTGTGATTGTCCTTTCCATGTTGGTGATTGTCCTTTCGTTGGAAGGGAAGAGGATAGTTTGGGCTATCCTCTTCCCTGTGGTTAACGGATGGTCAAGACGCCAGGCCGCTCTACCTGTTGACGATAAGGAGCCAGCGCGTTGGCCAGCATAGGATCGCCGGCGATCAGCTCATCTAATCCCGTGCTGTCATAACGCACGGTGAAGCCTGGTTTGGTCACATAGGCCCGCCCGCAAGAGGTGGTTACGTTCACCGCGCCCAGCTCGGCGAAGATGTCGGTGATGAGCAGCTTGGCTTGCTTCTGGAGCTCCTCCAACGCGCTGATATAGCAGGCTGCTTCTTTGTAGACCCCAACCGCTGTGTCAAGGCTCCCCTGGGGTGTGCCACTCTGCGCTCGCTCAAGCGCTGCTCTCAGTTGGTCAATCATGATCGTAGTTCTTTCGCTTGTATTACACAAAATCAAAACGCCAATTCTGTTACACCGTTTCGATAACGGGCTAAGAATTCCTCCGGTGTGCCAGGGTGGGGGATGGCGCCCAGGCCATCCGCCCGATAAGGGGCGTCATAGTGCCAGGCGCCCATGCACCCCCACCAGGCCCTGCAGGCCCGCTCATCACCGGCGAAGCGTTGGGTGACCAACGCGCGCCAGCCGATGAGGGCGAAGGAATTGCCCGCCACGAACCGCCCTTTGGTATCTCGGTCGGTCATGGCGGCCCCCTTACCAGCGTTCCGCTTGGCGTTCGGCCAGGTCGCCGGCCACGTCACGCCGGGCAGCCAGCCAGCCCAGATTTCGCAGCTTGCCCGGCCCCGGCCCCAGCCCTCGATGGTAAGCGCCGTAACCGGCTAACCAATCTGGCTCTAATGCGGCTGGGTCATTCAGCCGGTCGGCCGCGATGTGGTTGATGAGTGATTCCACATCGTTTATATCAAACTTATCTTCCGCTACCAACCAAACCAGCTTGACTTCTTGGATTAAATCGCTTGTGGTGTACATCTGATTTGTCCTTTCATTTGAACCCTTGCGGCTGTCCGTGGTGTGCGCCGCTCATGTCTCCAGTATAGCACACTTCTTATTATTTGTCAATACTCAAAAGCTTACAATTTCCGATGAAAATAGCCAAAAACTCGTGTGAAATTGTAAGCTTTTGAGTATTGACAAAATAGCGAAAACGTGTTATACTTAGATCAAGCGATGCAGTACACACCACAAAACAAACTGCAAAGCGAATCGAACAAAACCTTAGTTCACGAAAGGACACACCACCATGACACATGCAGAATTGATCAACATCCTGGACATGATCGCCGAACGGGTCACTGGCGCCATGAAGGGCGGGATGAACGCCTACGAAGCTTTGGGCGGAATTGAGTACCTGGTTACCCACATCCTCCAGAAAGAGCAAGAGACAATGGATGCCCACACCGAAGCCCAGGCCCTCCGCTGGGATGCCCTGCAAGAGGCTCGCTTGGAAGCGGTAAGCGCCGGTTGGGGTCACGACTGAGAGAACCAGGGGAGAGACTTTCACCTCTCCCCTCTTTCAAAAGGATGGAGAAATAACTATGAGCAGTATTAAAGACCTGTGGCCCGACAAATGGTTGAAAGCCGAACATCTGTGTGGGCGGTCGGTTCCAGTGATAATCGAGGGCGCAACCGTCGAAACGCTTTATAATCCCAAGAAGCGCTGTGAGGAGCCTAAGTTGGTTGTGAATTTTGCCGGTAAGAAGCTTCGCCTGATCGCCAACAAGACGCAAGCCCTGACCATTGCCCGCATCACGGGCGAACTGGACTACAGCAAGTGGACAGGCGCGCAGGTGCTGTTATCGGAGGCAATGGCACCGAACGGTAAGCCGACAGTCGCCGTTAGTCCCGTGATTGAAGAACCCGTCAACTAGACCTTATTGCCCCTGGTGTGACTTGCCCAGGGGCGCTACATCAAACAGAAAGGATAACAAGCTATGTTTCAGCAATTTACCGCTATCGGCAACCTGGGGAATGAGCCAGAGATGAAATACTTACCCAATGGCGTGCCGGTTACCTCGTTCAGCCTGGCTATCAACAAAAGTTGGGTGGATGCCAATGGCCAGAAGCAAGAAAAGACGCTTTGGGTGCGCGTAAGCGCCTGGCGCAAGCTGGCCGAAGTCGCCGCCCAGTATTTACACAAGGGAAGCAAGATCTTGATTGTGGGTGAGCTTGAGCCGGCCCGCGCCTATATTGACAGAGAAGGCAATCCGCGCGCAAGCCTTGAGGTCACGGCGAATACCATCAAGTTCTTGAGCGCCAAGAACGAAGGTGCAGACGGCCCCGGCCAGGCCGGTCAAGCCGCCGACGCGACCTCCGAAGGGACCGAGGACATACCCTTCTAAACCAGTGGCCGGGCTCCCCCACCGGCCCTGCAGGAGCAAATGCGTATGCGGTTCACGCTACCCTATCCACCCTCCGCTAACCGCTACTGGCGCAAGTGGCGCGGGCGCATGGTCAAGAGCAACGAGGCCAGAGATTATCAAGAGCAAGCCGGGTGGACCGCCAAAGCAGCGGGCGCCACCTTGATCGCCGGCGATGTGGCCTTACACCTGCACATCTACCGCCCACGCCGGCGCGGCGACCTGGACAACCACATCAAGGTCTTGGTCGACGCGCTCCAGGGTGTTGCCTATGGCAATGATGACCAGGTAAAGGAGATCCACGCCTACTTAGGCGATGACAAGCTTTCCCCACGGGTTGAAGTAGAAGCCAAGCCGCTTGACGCGTCTGGCATAGAGTGAGGTATAATACAACTGTCCTTTCGTCGGCCAGGCGCCCTTTGGGGTGCGATGGGCGATTAAGACAGGTGCAATAGAGTGGTGTCTGTTGCATCAGAAAAGCGCCGGGGAGTGGTGTCTCTGGCGCTTTTTGATTTCAACATAAACCATTAGGCTAAAACATGTCATTTGCCGGCCATACTCGTTCATCTTCATGCCCCGGTTGCCACCGGCGCTTGCTCCAGGCCCGCAGCGCGTCCCAACTCATACCCGCAGCGCGC